CATAAATTACAGAAACTTTTGGGGGCGGATAACTTCTCCCCGGAAAAGTCTGAAATTGAAAACATGCACCAGAACGGTTACCGGCGTATTTTCGATGCTGGTAATCTGGTGTTTACTAAATTCTATGACAATAACAATTAAACGACCGATCACCACACCAGTGGTCAAAAATAGGCAGGCAACCGGCACCGCCGAGCCGACACTCTCCGACCTCTCACCGCATCAAGCCCGCATTTTAGACACAGTGCTTGAGGGCAAGAACGTCTGTGTAACGGGCCCAGGGGGTGTTGGTAAGTCTTTCCTGCTAAAGCTTATTCGTGATAAGCTAAATGAGCGGGGAGGGTGCACAGTAACCGCCAGTACAGGAATAGCCGCAGTGAATGTTGGGGGAATGACCCTACACTCGGCCCTAAAGATTGGTGTCTATGGCGAGGATGAAAAAGACAAGTTAGAGAAAACACTGAATAAGATTAGGAATTGGAAAAAGGATGAAGAAAAAATCCTTGCAATGAAAACCTTAATCATAGACGAGATTTCTATGGTTGATGACGAGTTGTTGGACCTTGTTAGCCTTGTACTGTGCTCTGTAAGAAAGTCGTCCTTGCCTTTTGGGGGTGTTCAAATCATTGCGTTTGGTGACTTTTTACAATTACCCCCAGTCTTGAAAACCCGCAAATTCAGGTTTGCATTTGAGAGTGAGAGTTGGCGTGAAGGAAAGATCCGAACGTTTGAGTTGAGTAAAATCTTTCGTCAAGAGGACGAAGAGTTTATCTTTCATCTGAACAAGGTTCGCTATGGTGAAACCCCAACAGAAACCCAACAGTTTTTTCAAAGGTTTGTACGGCCCCCGGCAATCATGGACAACCCTGTAAAGCTGGTCACACACAAGCACCAGGCAGACAGGATCAATAATACAGAGCTACAGAAAATTCCCTCACGCATAGAGACCTACGAGGCTAAAGACTCTGGCATACCACAATTCCTAGAGTCATTGAACAAGAACTGTATTGTTCCTAGAACACTTTTCTTAAAGCCTGGGGCCGAAATTATGTTTGTCCGTAATGACTATACTGCAAACCTTATCAATGGTGACACAGGGAAGTTTAAAGGGACTGACGATAATGAAGAGTTTATGACAATCCTTCGGGATCAAAGTGGTAAGAACACAAGCTTTAGTAGGTATGTGTGGGAATTGAAACGCCAGGGTGCATTTGGGGGTGATATGGTGCTTGCAGCAAGAATGCAGTTCCCTGTTATTCTTGCATGGGCTATCACAATACATAAATGTCAGGGAATGACCTTGAGACAAATGTCAGCAAGTTTGCGGGACTGTTTCGCAGAGGGTCAAGCCTATGTGGCACTTAGCAGAGCACGCACCCCTGATGGTTTATTCCTAGACCATTTTAGTGATGGTGTTGTGTTCGCAAATCAAAGGGCCGTTGAATTTCATAAGAAGGCGGCAAAACACAAGGAAGGGGGATTGATATTATGACATCAGCAAACGAAGTTTATTACGATATCATAGAAAGGGGGAAAGTGCTTTTTACAGAGCGTCACCATGTTCTATGTAAAAAAAATTGGAGCAAGCTTTTCGATTTTTACTATGAGAGGAAAAAAGCTAAAACGCTCCGAGGTATTGATATAGTTGCCCGCGGGGAGGATGAAAATGAAGTACCTTGGGAGGCCCCTCCTGTACCGTTGGCTATCAAACTCATGTCGGGATATTTCGCACCAGAGCTAGCAAAGTACCTTGAAAAAAAAGTACAGGCATTCGAAGCAGACACAGACTCAGGCCTGGAAAGCTTTAATGATGCGCTGAGCTATGAGCACAAACTGGGAATAGTGAAGAGTGCGTACGAGGATATCGCGTGGGCCGCAATTCGGTACGCCCATGGTAGGCAGACATACGCGCCCTCAATGGTGCGAGACTCCGTTGAAAAATTTCAAAGAGTCTTCCCTGGCTGGGAACCTCGACCGGATCACACGTTGAAAGCCGACCGTGAAAGGGTTGAGAACTATCTTTCAGGGAGGGGTGAGAAACCACCCCAATTAAAGGGTGACTGGCTTGATGATCTTGTGGGTGTGACTGGAGAGAAGGTTGTGAGAGATCACACGGAAATGGAAAGACCCGCTAATCAAGGCGGTAAGTGGTTGATAGCCAAACACTTAAAATAGTAAAAGAACTTTAAACCATTACTTGACATCTCAAGTAATTTCAGCATTATTCAAAGCTTCGGTTATTCGACAGCGAAAAGGATGCGTCCTAAAATATGTTGAATTCTAAGAAAACAAACTAATATATAAAACAATGTTAACAGGAGGAACTGCTGGACAACAGCAGACACAAAACGAAAACGCAGGAAGCCAGTTTGGCTCATTTACAAGACCCGGTGTAAAAACCACTTATGCATCACCCAAAAAGACTTTGACACTACGGATTTTGCCGGCGTTTGATTCTACTATGAGCGCTTCGGACGAGGCTTTTAAGTTTAGCTCCATGAGCTACAGGGAAGCCACAGATGCGCAAGACCCGGATACAGGCTCTGAAGCCTTTACATCTTGGTTCTATGTTGTAGAGGGTTACTCATACTTCGGACTAGGAAAGAAACAATTCTTGTCACCCCTTACAGGCACGCAATACTTTCCGAAGGGACATGACCCTGTACGTGACACTTGGGTTTATCTGGATAAGCATGTCCAAGACTTGAAGTTGAAGCAACTGGCTCATGGGCGTACCATTACCGACCCAGTAAGCCAAAAGGAAAAGAAGCAGGCTGGGTACCTGCAAAAGACCCCTCGACGCTTTGCCTTACTCAATGTTCTTGTAGAGGGAGAGCAGCATAACACCTGGGAGAATAGTATTTTGGTAACCCCACTGACCTCGCTTATTGATCTAAAGCATCAACTTAGCAAGCAGTCCAAGCGTTCGGATACAAGTATTATCACAAAGGAGTGGCCGGACTACTACTATGGCGATATCACACACCCTGAGTACGGCTGTTTGCTTCGTCTTACAGAAAAGTATATCACTATGGGTGCTGGTGGAAATCAGATCCGTACAAGTGGATTCTTCCTAGACCAAGACCCTTCCAATGAGGAAAACCACAAGATGGTTCCACGCCCTGTAACAGGGGAAGAGCTTAGTGGGCGTTTCAATATCGCAGACACAGAGAATGTTACCAACCTTCCAGAAAAGAGTGAACAGTATCAGACGCTGCTGGACTATCTTGTAGAGGATGGTGTTGTACCATTAGACGTACTGGAAGCGGCGTGTGGACGTTACGGAGTGGTCAAGCCTGAACTGCGCATGAGTAACAACACTGCGTTTGAAGGGGACCAGCCCCTTGCAGATGACTCTGTACAGGGTTCGGGTAAAACCAGTTCTAACACTACCGCAGCAGCACCAAAGCCACAAGCCCCTGCGGAAGCACCGAAAACACAGCCTGTCAATCAAGCTGTGAACACTCTGCAGGCTAAGGCTGCTGAGAAAGAAGTTGAAGTAGAGACTGAAACTACCCCTACAACAAACGAGGATAACGCCGAAGACGCTGGAGTAGAAGCGAAACGTGCACGTTTTAAGGAATTGCAAACGAAGCTAACCTCTGGTGAAACTTTGGGTGGTGAGGAACTTACAGAGTTAGGACAGCTTGCAGCATTTGCAAACTAAGTCCAACTGACCTTCAATTAGCAAGCGTGGTCGGGAAAACCCCCGGCCGCGCTATTTTATTATGCCAAGAAAAAAGAAAGAAACAACACCAGGGAAGTTTAATTTGTTTGATAGTGATATTGTATCACACACACAGGAGGCTGTTCACGCACTACGTGCTCGAAAGAAAAATAAATCCGTAACCCTAAAAGGTTTGTCCTCCGTGGGGCGGGATCTTTTACCGATCGATAACTTTGCCCTGCAAATGCTTATAGGTACAAAAGGCCTACGAAGAAACACAATGATGGAGATCATTGCACAAGAAGGTATTGGTAAGACCACCCTTGTATTTACAATACTAGGAGAGTTAATGAAGAACAACAGCAGTCCTTGTCTTTATGTGAATACCGAGGGCCAAAACAAGCTACCCAATGAGGATCGCATCAAGCGTTGCCTTGACAGTGATCCAGAGCTAGCAGAAAAAATGTATAACGCACTCGCAATGGAGACTGGGCGTGAGATCCGGCAGTCTGTAGAAGCGATTGAAGATTTTGTAAAATCTACTCGCCAATTCTTAGACGAGAATGGTGGACAAGATGTTCCTATTATTGTTGCTATTGACACCCTTTCCAAGATTATGAGTCCGGGTGAGGCCGCTGGCTTATTGGACGACGATCCTATAAAACCCGGCAAAGCGCGGGGTCTGGGAGAGAGCAGTAACCTAGAGTTTAGTAAACTTATGCAAGTATGGAGCAGGCGGCTAACCTTCTGGATGGAGACCTATAACGTTCTATTCATATGCGTTAGCCACCAAAACACCAAAATTGATATGGGTGGGTTTGGTGCAGCAATGAGTGCTGATGTAAGTGCTGGTTACAATAAGACCAAGATTGGTGGTAATGCCATAAATCAAATTTCAGCACTTCAAGCTACATTGAAGCGTACAGGTTTTGCAAAGGCAGGAACACTTCAGATCGGTCATAAAATTCAAATCCGTGTTGTAAAAAGCTCTGTAGGCGCTGACAATAACACTTTAGACTATGTGTTAAAAACCAGAGACTTACAGGATATTCCAGGTGAATATCAAGAGCCTGCACTGGACTTCACTGAGGGACTGGCAAATAACTTTGCTGAGAATAAGATCTTGGGTACCTCTGTAAAGATGAAACGCTACTCCAGTGATGAGCTTGGAGTTCAAGGTCTTACAGCCAAAGAGTTTTGGGATGCCTTTATGGAACGCCCAGACCTACAGGCAAAGGTTGGGGCTCAACTTCAAATTGAAGGTTACAGTTACGACCCGAACACCAAACCAACGGCTGAAGAAGATGGGGAATAAGGTTAGTACAAACCTATTCCACACCTATATCAAGCAGTGGACAGGTGTACCACCACAAGAAGGAGAATCGCCCGCTCAACATATTGAGCGGGCGGTCGCCATGGATAGCCTAGACATACCCTACAGTAGGATACATGTTCTAGAGAATCGGATTGGTTTTTTCGGACCAATCTTATTGGGTAAGATTAAGTCTGATATTGTGGGACTGCTGGATGACACTGAAAACGTTTTGTTCGTCGGTATAGAGGCCAGTACAGCGTTTGTAGGAAAGCACAGTCTTTTTTGCGCGTTTGCGGTTGAGAGCCTTGAGCCGCTAACAAGACTATTTTACAATTTAAACACAATTAAAAATCCAAAAGGTGTTGGTATAGCGTTACATGCAACTGAAGAGTGTGTAAAAGTAGCCTGCCCCTTTAGCACATTTTTAAGTACTTAACCAAATTTATAAGTGGCCAAAAGCATTGACAAAAACATACTTTTGGCCGATCATAGAAAAATAATTCAGGATAATCTTGAAGATTATATTTAATCTAACAAAGCGAAACCGTGAGTAATAGGAGTGAGAATCGAGTAAAACCCGGCAGCAATTTTACACTATTGTTGCAGAAAAATGATAAACCTCGTATAAACTATTCTCCTGAAGATCTGTCAAGTCTGGCCGAAATAGACTTAGGAAATTATGAGATTCCATTTAACACGACCGTACCAATGTGTGAGTTTGATACAATGACACAACTCATTGATTTTTACGATACGTTGATTGAAATGGAAAAGGAAAAGAGCGAAGATAAAAAGGCCGCACCACGACGCGTTAGAGACCAAGATATCCTTTTAATGAGTTACAACTTCCATACAAAGCTTTGGAAAATATCTGTATTACTCGAAGTAAAGAACAACCATAGCAGTCTTGTTAAGGCTGTAAAAGAAGATCCAGTGCTGTACTACGCTAACACCATTTGCGGTGGGCGATTTGTGCTGGCAACAACCAACGCTACAAACCTTGAGTATGTAGCTGAAACTATAGAAAGACATAAAGCAGGAAACACTTAAACGTCTCGGCAAATTGCCAGGGGTGTTAAAAACGTTAGGTTTTTCAAGTTTAAGAGATCATCAGGCAAAACCCATACAGCTTGCCTTGGATGAACAAGATCAATTTGTGGTTTTGCCTACTGGCGCTGGGAAAAGCGCCATTTATATTATACCAGCATTATGCTGCGGGTTTAAAACGCTGGTATTCTCCCCTTTAAGGGCTCTCATTAAGGACCAACTTGATGCGCTTCAAAGAGCTGGGTTACAGGCCAGAGGTATAACCTCTGACTTTCAGAAGCCAGTGAATGATAGCGCGTTAAGAGATTGGAGTACAGGTTCTGTTGATTTTCTGCTTGTTGCCCCCGAGCGTACAAGCAATGAAGACTTTTTAAGGGCAATGCGTCTCCAGACTCCTGACTTTGTTGTTGTGGATGAGATCCACGTTGCGAGTGAGGCTGCCTTTAACTTTCGTCCAGACTACAAAAAGATTGCTCCCTTTGTACGGGAGTTAAATCCTAAACTGTTTTTAGGGTTGACTGCAACAATGCCAGAGGAAGTGGAGAAGGACTTGCGTGTAATCTTTAATGTACCAGACATCATAAAGACAGAGTCTTATTATGTGCGCGACAATCTGGAGATTGAGAGTAAGGAATGGACTAGTCCGTTTGGACTTCTAAGAGAGCTAAACAGTATGGAGGGGAGTAGTATTGTATACTTCTCATCCGTGAAAAAGCTTGAGTAGACCTACGAGGCTATTGGAAACCAAGTTGAGGGAGGTGCATGCATATTCCACGGTAGTGTAGCCTCTGGGAGCAAGGTGGCGAACCAGAATGCATTCATGGACAATACTATACGTGTAGTTTTTGCAACCAACAGTTTCGGTATGGGCGTTGATAAGCCTGACATACGTTCTGTAATCTTTGCCTCAATCCCAGGCTCTATCGAAGAGTTGTCACAGGGTTTTGGTCGTGGTGGGCGTGATGATAAACCATGCCGGTGCATCTTCTATTGGGATGAAAACTCTATACGTGTTCAGGAATTTTTTATAGACATCGGTTACCCGAGTAAAAGGGATGTCACAGCATTTATCAATGCGATAACAAAAAGTATGGACGCGAATGGTATTTGCGTAAAGAAGAATAGGGAGCTGGCCACTATGGCTGGGTTACACCCTTCTTTTTCAAGTGCTATAGTTAGCATCTTAACCAGTGAAGGTATTGTTCAAAGAATCAAACAGGAAGTACCATTACGCGTACGCCCATTAACAACACCAGAAAAGGGGGTAATGAAGGAAACCCTAGAGGCTGTTGTAATGTACGGTGTACGGAATGAGGTTGACGGATTTTATGACGTTAACATCGACACACTGGCTGACAATTTGAGCAGGACTGTACCACAGGTTCGTAGAAACCTGAAAACCTTAGAGAATAACTCTATGATTACTTTGGAGTCTGACGTTGGAGCTGCGAAGCCCTTAAAGCTTTTACGTAACCCTACGTTGGAGGACTTTGAAAAAATCAAAGCAAGGCGTGAAGCTGCTTTGCGAAAACTAAAGGAAGTGGGCGAGTTTCATCGACTACCCGACTCCAAGAAACATGACTACTTAACCCAATATTTTAGAACGCATGGGTAAAATTGAATTAACAAAAGAAGTGCAGGCAGCCATTATAGAATTCTATAAGGTGGCAAAAAGCCTGCCAATGAGTGAGAAAGCAATCCAGTACAGGAAAGACATTGAAGAGGGTAACCTTATTCGGTGCCCTGTAACAGGCCGCTTTTATGAGAGTGAGAGGGTTGAAAGGCTCAAGGATCAGATTGGGGAGGTTTTGAACTTCCTACACCCAGAAGAACGGAAAACAACAAAAGGTCTTGTGCCAGTGGCCTGTATTAAGTGCCGCAAGGTGGTATCATGGGTAAAACCAGGGAAAGACCGTGACGGCTTTGAAACAAAAGCTGATGGTACAATCCTTCATATCCATTGTTGCCCTGAGTGTGAGCCTGACAAGTTTATCGGGAAAGAAGTGGGAACACCGTTCATCGAGAAAGAAATATATTTGAAACATAAATATAAATGATCGATTTTTCACATATTTTGATGTTTGTTTGCGGTGTGGTACTAGCCTACTACATCCGCAAGCGGACCCCAGGGTTTGATCTTAGGCTGGAAAAAATTCTTGACCGCACCTTTATTTGGGTGCACAACCAGACACGAAACTGCGTAAACGGTTGCCATAAAGGTTACAACAAAATACGCGACAACAAACAATCTAAACTAACAAGAGAGATATAACATGGGAGAAGAATACCAAACAATTAAAGCATTGCGTGTAGGTGCGCCTTACGCAAAAAAGCAAGACAATAAAGATGCTATCGCCGTAGATATTGTACGTGATGACAAAAAGCCAGCTACCTTGATCGTTGATCGTGCCCTTGCTGCGCGAATTAATGATCAACGAATTTTTCGGGACCATGAGAACAACTACACGTTCTACGTGGGAGATAACAACGTAGCTATTGATATTGACCGTGAGGCTAAGAATCCAAACCTCCCCATTAGCGGAGCTACTACGACACTACAAGATGATGACTCTGAAAAGAGAGTGATCCTTGAGGTCAATCGTGCGGGTAAAGTCTTGATTGGTACCAACATCAATATGTCTACGGATATTGCCGCAAAGATGCGGGAGGCTGTACAGACTGCCAAAGACAATGGAGACGACATTCGTGACTATGACATCCTTGAGGACACTTACCTTGTTGTTAGTGTCCGAAACGAGGGTCGACGTATTCACGTTAAGATGAACTAACCGCTTGCCGGAGAGTCCGGTTTGTGTTACAACCACTCACCTAATGATAGACCAAGCAGAAGACGAAGAAGTTTTTCCAGAAGGAGTGGAACTGTACAGCTTTGATGATATACCACACTGGCGGGAGGATGTTTTAAATAAATCTAAAACTGCCTTAGAAGAAACATTCCCCCGTGAGTATGGCGGTGTAAAATTAGAGTTAGCCGACCTAAAGTACGACCTAAAGCCTGTAACACCATCAGTAGAAAAGCGTTACCGCCTTGAAGGGCGTAAACTTTTTGTACCCCTAAAAGGTACGGTTACATTGAAAGACTTGGAGTCTGGTGAAGAGCTTGACAGGGTCGAGAACCGTACTGTGATGAGCGTGCCCTATCTTACGGATCGGGGCACGTTCGTTCACGGCGGCTCTAATTACTCAAGCATCAAGCAGGCACGACTACTGCCTGGGGTTTATACGAGACGAAAAAACAACAATGAGCTTGAAGCCCACTACAACATAAAACCAGGTACCGGACCATCATTCCGGGTCTCTTTTGAACCCGAGTCTGCCCTTTTCCGTTTACAGGTTGCAGGTTCTAGCATGAGTCTCTACCCACTACTTCAGTCTATGGGCGTTGATGATGATACGCTAAGGGCGAATTGGGGGGAAACGGTTTTTCAAGCAAATCAAACAAATGTAAACCCCCGCGACATAAATAAGCTTTATGAAAAGTTGTACCGATGGAACCGGGATGATGCCCTAGACACCACAGCCAAGGCAGAAAAGATAAGGGAACGGTTAGAGGCTGGCCAAGTATTAAAAAGTACAATGGACATTACTATAGGTGGTAGAAAGAAAACGGCTGCGAGTAATGACCTATTAGAAAAAGCACGGAGACGTGCCGGACTAGAACCTAAAGAAATAGCGTCTGACGACGAAATAGCTTTGAGTCTGGATGACATCGTTCGTGGATCAACCAAACTTGTCTCTATAAACAGGGGAGAAGCAGACCCGGATGATAGGGATGCTTTACACTTTAAGCGCATCTATTCCACAGGAGACCTACTAGCAGAGCGCATCAAAATTGATGTGGATAAAACTGCCAGAACTCTTATGAAAAAGCTGGGTAAACGGAAAAACCTAAAGTATCTGTCCCCCAACTTTCTAACCTCTTACACAGAGGGGCATATTGTTGGGAATCCACTGAGTACACCTGGCGAAGAGACCAATCCTGTTCTGCTTGGGGAACAACTGTACCGTATAACACAAATGGGTCCTGGCGGTATTGGAACAGAGAACGCTATTACGGAAGAGATGCAAAATGTTTCTACAAGCGAGTTTGGTTTTATAGACGTCCTTGCCGGGCCTGAAAGTTCACGTAGCGGCATTGATGTAAGAGCAACACATAGTAGTAAGCTTGGGTCTGATGGAAGAATTTATCAAAAATTCCGGAACAAGCGAACCGGAAAACAAGAGTGGCTTAGCGCTAAAGACTTGATAGGAAAGACAGTTTCCTATGGGCAGTAATTCTTTGAGTGTTAGACGTTTACAAAATGATAAGTTTCAATTCCGGAAATGATAAGTTTCAATTACGGATTTGAAGCTTGACTTAAAGCCGTTAAAAATCAATGTACGCGGCAATCGTAGATCATTGAACGCGGTTAAACCAAATTTAATATGAAAGAAGAGTCAGAACAACCTGAACAAGAGTATGAAGAGTGTGATATAAACTACGAGTTGGATCACATCTTCGACACAACTAACAAGAAGTATTTCTTCTTTTTCAAACATAACCCAAATATTGGGGGAAACTTACAACTTGATGAAGACGTTGTAAAAGAGATAGTAACGCTTTACGCAAATGAAACACGACCGGCGTGGACTGTAAAACAGATTGCTGAGCACTTTGAGTGTGACCCAATTGTGATACAAGCTATCCTACGTTGCCTGTGTGTTACACATAATGATGTTACCACCGATGATTTTATCGAAAGGCTTGCAGAGGAGGGTTACTCCGAGGATGAGATTGCGAGCAAACTTTCAGAAACATTTCAAAAAGTAGGAAGGATCAAACAAAACTTCCGCGGTAAGCTTTTACAGCAACAACGTGTTAAGGCCCAAAAATGGGACTTGTTTCAAGAGGGAACACTACACCCATTTGAAGCGCTTATCCAACAATGGGAACCACCAAAGACGCAAAGACTGCAACCAAAGTCTAAAGCAAACCCGTTTTCGAATAAGGTTAAGAATGAGACCCTGTGTGTTATGCTTGCCGACCTGCATTACGGTGACAACGCAAACAGTGAGGTCTTATTTAATTCACAAGAGTTCAGTATTGAAACTATTGAGAATCGTGTAGAGGAATATCTGTTTTGGATTCGGGACCTTGTTACATCGGGAAGGTGTGGTAGTAAAGAGTGTCACTTATTTTCATTAGGCGACCTTATTGATTCTATTTACGGTATAACCGTAAAGGGAACAATCCTGGAGACAGACCCTAAAGAGGAGACCGTCTATCAACGCGCACTGGATAACATCTATATGTTTGTGGATGGGCTGACGCAAATCTTTGATAGATTACATATCCACGCGGTAAAAGGAAACCATGACTCCGTATCGGATTGGACGCTGATGTATACTGTGTCGAAGATGCTACTGGCAGAGGGGAAGATTCGGGAGACGGATGTAAACCTGCATAAAGCCCGCTGGGGCAGCACTGTTGTACAGGGTACCTATGTTCTGTTTGAGCATGGTTATTCACCTAAGTACAGGAATAAGGTACCAGCAAGTAAGACTGGCCGTGAGGCCCATATCAATAGCCTAATGCTCAGTGATGCAAATGCTATTGCAGGAGATCATGACCGTGTGTTCCTTTGCGGTGACCAACACCACCGAGAAATGACAGAGTTTAAGAACTTTGATTTCATTCGCTGTGGCTCCGTATCAAACCCGAACCAGTATGCCCATGAAAACAACTGGGGATCAGTTCCATCACAAACAGTATTCTGCGTAACCCCTGAGGGTGTTACCAGTGTGCACAAGAAGCGGTTTAAGTAATATGATACCCGTACTTAACGAAAAGCGCGTTGAAAGTGTCCTGAAGCCGGAACCGGTCAGGGAAGTTAAAGAAAGCAAACCACTACAAGATTATGAGGTTATGATGTTAGTCATGCTTGATGGGGACATTCTTGAAATGAACCTTGTAGGTGACGGCTTCTTAGCCCTAATGCTTGCGCGCGAGAATGGTAAATATGTAAAAAAACTAGACCGAAACCGGTCTGCCTTTAGTATCGGTTATAGAACGTTTGAGCTTAAAAACGTTGTTGAAGGACTAAAAAGCTTAAGGGTGGGAATGAGCCTGATCGAGAAAGGTTATTTCGAGGATACCTTGAAAAAACTGGAGGAGATTGGGACTGGGGCTGGTGAGTTGCGGGTCCTTTTCTATAGTAACCATTAAATTAGGCCTTGACAGAAACCACTTTGTTTCTATATTCAACTTCTATTATGGCAAATGATTCAAAACAACCGACGGATGAACAAATCAAACGAGCTTTTGTTCGTGGATTTGTGAACACACTTTCCCACGCAGGAACCGAAAAAGAAAAAGCGGTTTCAATGGCTAAAAAGGCTGTAGCACACCGCGAAGACCTTTATTCGGAGGCTACTCAGGGGCGCCTACAAAAGCGTGCAAGCGAGATTGGGGGAGTCCTCCTAGAAAAGTCGAAGAAAGAAGCTGTAGAGGCTTAATTCTTTTTAAACTTTCGTTTATCTGATCATTCGGTTATGGGACCGACCCTTGCGTATTGCAAGGGTCGGTCTTTTTATTTTAACGAATTATAAGCTTTATGACCACAAACACACAACAACCCTTTGATAGCGATCTTCTTAGAAAAAAGATGCGCTTCATATTTAGTAAATTAAAAAAGGCGTATGGGTTAAGGACGATGAGACACATGGTAGAACTTGTAGGTATTCACGGCGAATGGATAGTAAATATCATGAGGGTAAAGCATCGAGACCTTTATTTTAAGAACGGGCCACAATCCAGCCATGTTTATAGGTTTTGTAAATTTTACGGATTGTCTATTGACTACCTCTTGGATGAAACTATTCCAGTAAAATCTGGTATATGGGAAACCGTAAGATTTGATATCCCAGCACTCCAGCTTCAATATAAGCGCACAGGATTAAACAGAATATTTCATATGGCTGTTGGGTTGTTTGTAGGAAAGCTCACGGAAGTTTGCAAGTGTATGTGCAGTATGAAACGTAACACGGCTGTAATAACCTTACTGGAGGGTGAGATGGAAGACCTGTCCTATATCTTGAGGGCTGACAAGGAGGAGGGCTTTATGGTTACACACGCTTACCCAGGGCGACCACCGTCAAAGGATGAGCGGCTTTTAAACATTGGGTATATAAGGGCTTGCCAACAACAGCTAAAGAATGCAAAAAAGGATTGACCGAAAACTCACATAAACCTAAAAAACTAAAATGCCTGAAAAATTATCGAGAGGTGTACCTCCTAGAGCAGTAACACAATCAAAAGAAGCTATGAACGCTTTACTGCAGGGGAAGAAAGTACCTAAAACTTTACTGCCATCAGAGAAAGAAGCTGTTGAAGATACCGCCCCTGGGCAGGAGGGCGAATTAACGGATACTGATATAGTTGACATTCCAGAGGAGCACGAGCCACTGGTAATCCCTCAGAAGAGTGAGTCGAAAAAGGTACTACCCACGTCTCGTGGGTATTTAGAGAGCGAGGATATAGACATCCCGTTTGAGTTTGTGGAAAGTGCTGAGAACGCCTTTAGCGTTATGTTCTTTATGCCTATAGACTCTGGACTTACAGCACGCCCAAAAAAGACCTTAGACTTTGTTTTAAATTGCGATGCTGTTACTAGACAAAAAGTAACCTATGTAGGTGAGCCGACGGCATTCCAAAACCTGGGATTTTCACTACTTGTCCTGTTAAAAACTGGGTGACACTATCCTCTTGACCCTATAAGGGTTTCCGGACTACTATACCCATTATGGAAAAACGCGCAGTCGTAGATAACAACACCCCCTCTATCCTTTCTGGAAGGCGGGGTGACTCTGTGGAGTATCATGGGGAGAGCATTAGCAAAGAAGAACTGAATAAAGACCTGGAGACCGTGGGTGATGTGATTAAAAAGGCATCAGAACACGACTTTAAGGTGAAAAAAGAGGAAAATAAATAATGAACCTTTGTGGTAACAATAGTTTCGGTGGTCCTGGTGAGAAGGGGTTTAAAGGGCGTTTTGATGACCCTTTCCTACTTCCCAGTAGCGAGTATATGCCGCAAACAATGGCAGAGGCGTTAGACTTTTGCCGGTTCCTTTATATGATGAACCCTGAGTACCGAAAGGCTTCCCAGAGGGTTACACGCCACTTTATAACGGAATTGAAAATCAAAGGTGCTGGCTCTGATGGAGAGCGTGAACAGATAGAAGATTACCTAAAGTATGGGTTAAAGCTGTTCAAAGCCTTGAATGAAATGGGGGACGATTGGTCATGCTACGGAAATGTTTTCTTTAGGGTTCACTTCCCCTTCCAACGGCTTCTTGTAAAAACCCAACCAGGTGGTAAAAAAATCTACTACAACCTCAGCAGCTTCCCACAAGACCGAATGAAGTTTAATCTGACATCTATGCGTTATAGCGCACCAGACCCAGTTTCTGGAAAGATGGAGGATTACGAATTTGTTGATGTAAAACAAAAGAACAAAGAAGGGATCGCCCTTGTAAAATATGACCCAAGAGATATTGAGATCATGCACTCGCCCTATACAGATAAAAAACAATTTCTGTATAAGATCCCTTCAAGGATAACGGGTGCTGTACAACAGGGTGATATTTTTCAGGTTAACAACCTGACGAAAAAGATTCTGTTAGCGATCAAGCAAAAGAAAAACTTCTTGTTTTCGGAAGATGAAATGTTTCATTTTCGCGCCCCATGCATTTCAGGTGTAAGTGATAGTGACTGGGGATTACCTGAGCCTATCGCAAATTTCCGGCTCCTATACCAGATTCAGGTTTACCGTAAGATCGATGAGATTGTGGGGCTTGATTATATGATGCCTTTTCGTGTGCTTAGTATGGACGCAAAAGGTGGGGATGGGGCAGCATCTAAGTTTGATGCTGTAAGATGGAAGGCGGAGATGAATAAGATTGTCAAGACATGGAGAAAAGACCGAACTAGTATGTTTGCTGTTCCCATGCCCGTAAACTATCAGGAAGTGGGTGGAAGCGGTAAGTCGTTAGCACCCAAAGATTTAATTGAGTATCAAATCAACAACATGTTGAACGCATCGGGATACCCTGCGGAACTTTATAACATGAGCCTAACTACACAACAGCTACCAAACGCTGTTAGACTGTTTGAGCAGGCTTTTTGGTTTATCCACGAGGGGTATAATAATTTCTGCCGTTGGGTTATGAGTAAGATCAACACATACCTTAATAACCAACGTCTGGATGTTACCCTCACGCCACCAAGTATGGCTGAGAACATCGACCAACAAAACATTCTTCTTCAGCTTGTTGCACAGGGTGAAATCCCACGTGAGCGTGCCTTTAAGTTCCTTGGAGTGGATGACCCACTTGAGGCATTCAAGAAACGCACACAGGAGGAAATTGAAAGAACCAAGATACAACGCGAGGCTGAACAGAACCTACAAAGGGAGCTGGAGGCTGAGGAAAGCCTGGCGGCTACTGTTGCCGGCCCAGAGGCTATGGAGGAGGGCGGTGGCTCTACTCCTATGGATGTTGAACAAAGGGCCGCTGAGAAGGCCCAGGAGTGGTTACAGATACCAACCGATGGGGAGCGCCGTAAGGCAATGGAGGCCACACGTGTCCAAAACTTCACCCTTTACTCTATGGCTAAAGAAATCATGGAGCAAATGAGACGTGAGGGCGCAAGTCAAGGTAGACAGGCCGTTAACGAGGGACAACTATAATGAGTAGCGAAACGGAAAAACTTCTTCTGGATAATCTTCCTGTTTGGGTGCGTAACCTTATAAAGCAGCAGGGTAAGTCAAAACAAGACGTTCCTGAATCTACGACAAATGCTGATTTTGCAGGTGACTCTATTGATGCACATCCCGCACAATCGGAAATGCCTGAAAACCTTACAGAGGGACATATCACAGGTACAGGTGGGGCTGTAAAGCAGGGGGTAGATTTATCCCCAGCTGCAAAATTAGAGATTCAGCAAAGAAACAATGCACCACAAAACTTTGGTGAGACTGCTGCAAACTTTTATAGTGGTAGTAACCTGATGGCACCCGCCCGTGCATTTTTTGCAGCGAACAAGGAGATGCTCAGTAATCCCTTCACAGGAAGCCTTTGGGGCGGTGCGCTTGGTCTAGGTGCAGCAGAGGCTGCAATAAGACTAAAAAACCTATTCTCCGGAGGAGCATCCCCATCAGATAAAAAACGTCAACTATGGCAAAGAGGGCTCGCCGCCCTTGGTGGTGGTGTAGCAGGGTTAGCCTTAAACACAGGGGGACAGAGAATGCAAAAAACTAGCTCCTTTGGAGACCTGTACGCTATACGGATGAAAATACTAGGGGACTCCTCACTGAGCGCTGTGCAGAAATCGCAGCTACTACTTGCTGTAGAATCCCTTGATAGTTCAAAGATGAATCAGTTGAAGCAGTTGGTGTCAACAGTGGCTGGCGCCGGTGTTGGTGCTGCTGTAATGCGATTCCTGTTTGGTACAGGACGTATTGGAACCATTGGTGGCGGTATATTCGGTGCGCTTGTAGGCTCACGTTTAGGCCCTAATGCCGGCACTATGATGCAGAATTCAGTTGATTTTTTCGGACGCCCCTTTTAAATTAAAACCATGATCGACCCAAAAACATTTTACAAACAACTAGGCTTAAACACCGGCTTGAAGGAGTACGGAATAAACTCATCTACATTTGTCAAGGCCGCAAACGTTGTTAGCAGACTTGAGTCAGCAGAGGGCGGTGACTCGGTGTGGCGGATGGCCGCAGGGCAAGTTCGCGAGATGTTAAACTCAAGCCCTAGAACACGAAACAAGACTGCGAGCTTTATAATGGACGAAATCTCAAAAACTGAGAACCTTCTTCCCGTGCACCGTAAGATTGTTAGTGCAGCTTTTGAACCACTCCCTCTTGAAAAAAGAGCCTTTGGAGCAAGCGATGGGCTAGACATTACACCAGGGTTACTATCTATTCTCATTGCTGCTGGGGGGCTTGGCGGTGGAGTAATGCACTATGGTGGTAAAATGGTTGATGAAGATCATATTGATATTGAAAAGAACCAGGCCCGAAAGAACGAGTATTTACGGCTTGTAGATGAGCTAGACCGCAAGATAACATTGCGCACACAAAAAGAACGTGAGCGGGCTGGCGAAACAGATGAAGACGATGACTAAAACTTTAGAACCTATAACAGAACCAAATGCTGATGACTTGATGCCATCTGAGGGTGAGGCTTTTGGGGATATGGAGCCACCAAAGCAAGAACCAACACCTGCGAAAGAGACACCAAAGAAAAGACGGTCACTTGAGGAGAAAGAACCACAATCCCGCGCATTTGTTAAAGACCAGGGAGAGAAGTATCCAGAGTCCCTAAAGCTGGATAGAGTGGAAACAAAAGTATTGGATTTTAATATTCCCGAACAACTGGAAGATTATAATAGGATAAACACTGAGTCTGTAAACCCGGATTTGGGATTGACTATTCATTTCCAAGAACTTAAGTTCTCAGACAAAACTGACAATTGGAAAGCACTTGTTCAGGTTCACCATTATAAGTTTCTACCAATAGCATAACATGCCCCAAGAAGAATTAAAAAGAAAAGATGAGCGAATAATGTATGCCCTTCAAGGTATGCTTGCGGCGCTTGGTGGGGTTGGAGTAATCCAAACCATACGCACAATTAACAAACTAAATAAAAACCGTCATGACGATGGGGAGTTTGAAGAGATTGTGCTGTCTAAGAAACAAGAGGAAGCAAAAACACGCCACGAAGCCCCCGAGGGGCAAGAAAAAGCTGCGCAGGTGCTGCCCTCTCCATCTGATTTTTTGAATAGTACGGCAGCACTTGGTACAGGCGTATGGGACAACTTTTTAGCACCTGTAGGTGATGCTTTTGTGGGGCAGCCTGTAAGGGATAACTTAATTAGAAACATGTTACTGCTGTCTGCTGCTGGCGGGACCGCTTGGGGCGTTAAAGAGGTTTACGACAAAGTTAAAAAAGACCAATCAGACCGAGAGGTTGATGACATCAAAGAGTACTACTACAGCCGCTTACTAGAGACCGCCGATGAAGACTATACTGTTGCGGAGTCGAAAGATCGAGAAATGGACAGACAAAAAACGTCATCATCGACTGGAGTATCTCCACTGGACTTGGTCGTTGCCGCTGTTTTGCTGGGTACCCCACTTGCCACAGGGTTTGTTGTTAAAAAGTATTTAGACGAAAAGATGCCAGGATCTAAACAACCTCTTGCAAGGAACACTATAGACCCGCGTGCTGAAATCTTGAGAGTAAGGCGGGAAGAAGATTCAGAGGAAGAAGAAGAGGAAGCCAACATCAAACTGTTTGATGCGTTGGGTAAAACTGCAAACTTTAGTCCGGCTACTGAAGACGCTTTTTCTGTTAACCACATGATTAGAACCCTTCTGGCAAACACTAAGGAAGCAAAGAATACTATTGTCCCAGACATCGTACGCACAGTAGAGAATGGGTTTGTAAACGAGCTGAAAGAGGCTGCAAAGAGTGGTGACATGATGGGGTTTTGTAGTCTTGCTGAAAAGCGGGCGTCGCAAAAAACCAATGGTGATAGCACAACACGCAGCAGACACCTGGCAGTTGACTTAGTTTCATCTGACAATGTATTGCGGTCTACCGTAGGTAAGATCGCAGCGGCAGAGATGCTTGAACAATTTCCGACGACCGTTAAGGCGTCAGTCGACATGAGGCCCGAGGCTGCGGCAACATGTATGGCATTCGTAAAAGCAGCCAAATTAGAAACAGAAGAACGGTTGTTTGGTCGTCAAGAAAGTGTTGATGGCGCACCATCGCTTCATAACTATAGCGATTTCTTAACCAACATTTTCACAGCTAAACAACAAAAAACAGCGTCTGATAATGGTTATCGTAAACTTAACCAACAATTATTTGAGTGCTAAGTTTTGTTCTAAGTTTACAAAAATATAATAGATGGTAAAAAAAGACCATCGGCCGGACCTTGAACATGAGGGCATCCGGTACGATTCAAAAGAAGAAATCGAGTTTAAAAAGTTTGTCGAGAGTGCGAAACAATATGGGTTGATAGATTTTGAGACCTATCAACCCGAGTCTTATCAACTGATACCAAAGGCCCTACGGCCTGTAACACGCTACTTTAAAACAAAAGCGCCCAGGGTTGAATGGAAAAGCCTATTCAGGGAACACTCTTATACCCCGGATTGGATAATCCGATTCACCCCTGAGTTTTTCGAAAACTTTCCACGCCATGGTTTATTTGTAGTAGCCTCCCAAGGGAGTGAAGTAGCAGAGGTAGACTTTAAAGGTGCTGCAAGCGCATGGTTTGATGTTAAAGGTAAAATTAATCTTCACGGGGGTGATAGAATTTTTCCTATACATCAAAAATTAATGTGGGACAGATTTAAGATCCCCGTAAACAAGCTTATTCCGGAAGAGTTTTTTAGACGTATTGGTGTGGTACCTGATGGAGTTAAGTGGATGAAAAACAGGAAACAAAAAACAGCCAGAAAGGCTTATATCAAAGTACCAACATTTGAGGAATTGTTTGGTAAAGAAGACACAAACACCAATATTTGAATAATTAGATGGCAAACAACAAACAGAAAATTAATTTTGCGAAGATCGAAGCAACACGTTACGGCTATATTCAAAAGGAGCTTGAAACAGCTTTAAGTAAGATGGTTAAAAACGGCTACGAAGATATCCGTACATTATTCGCGCACAGGGGAGAGATCAACAAGATCCACTCCAAAAACTGTAGGCACGGTGCCATAACCGTAGAGTTTTATTTTGGAGAAATTGAAAACTCGCCTATCAACGATTACGCTATCGCACAGATCAAGGAGTTTATAAAATTCTGCAAAGAGATGGTGGAATCATTTGAGAAACGTCAGAAAAAGTTAGAAGCTAAAGCAGATGCGTAGGACAGAAGGACCGTGGATCTATAAAGAAGATACCATGGGAAAAATCCGAAAATGGCGTTATGTTGTAGAGGGATCAACATTCTTTTCACAGCAAGGTATTGATGCAGAGGGTGCCAAACTTGTAACAAATAAGCCCACGCAATGCGAGGGAAAGAACAAGGGAAAGACAAACGAGTCCTCACCCGAGGCACAGGCTCTAGTAGAGGCGGAAGCTAAAATGAAGAAGAAGCTTAAAACTGGCTACTTCTTAAATAAGAGTGATGTTCAGGACCGCTTTCAAGAGCCTATGCTTGCCAAAAACTACAAGGACCGGAAAGATAAACTAAAGTTCCCAGTCGGGGTAGAGTTGAAACTTAATGGAGTACGCGCCTTATACAGGGGCGACGGTAAACTGGTAAGCAGGCGGAATGAAGTATTCTATACAGTACCACATATTCTTGAGACGATTGTAAAGTGTTTCCCAAGAGATATACACCTGGATGGTGAGCTTTTCAATGCAGAGAATAGAGAGAATTTAAATCGTACTACAAAACTGGCGAATGTGACCAGGAAAGACCCTACACAAGAGGACTTGGACGAAAGCCGTGATATTATACAATATCACATTTATGACGCATATAATTTTACAAGTCTTGATGGTGAAGAGATTAAACCCTCTACGCCGCTTAAAGACCGAAGGAACGCGTTCTTGAGCCTGTTCCACCATATGAGCCCATGTAAAAGCGTAAAAAGCTTTCTGCGGGCTGTGAAGTATGAACAGTGCAATTCTGATGAAGAGGTACAAGAGGCTGCTGCTGGGTTTGTCCTGGAGGGTCACGAGGGTGCTATCGTAAGAGTTTTAGATGCCCCATATGAGTTTAAGAGATCAGCAAATTTACTGAAAGTGAAGAGTTTCCTTGAGGCAGAGTTTGAAATCTTGGAAATGCAAGAGGGTAAAGGGAATTGGGCAGGGTATGTGAAAAGAGTCCTGTGCAAGCTCACTCCAGAGATGCTGGCAACAGCGATAGAAAAGAAAGGGGAGGACGCCCAAAACTATTTCGCCTCCAATATTGTTGGTGATAGGGAATACTTGAAAGACTTGTGGGAGAACAAAGATAGTTATGTTGGCAAGAGTGCCACAGTTTCCTATCAAGATATTTCAGAATTTGGGTACCCCCAAATACCCTATGTACGGGCGATCCGGGACTACGAGTAAGAGGCCCTCCCACGGGGCCTACAGGGAGTCTTTGAAGCTAGGCCTATGCTGTATATCAGAATTGAAGAGGGGCGCCGGCCAGGAGTGGCGTTTTCGCACTGTAACAAGGAAAACTGTAACGGAGCTAAAGGGTGCAAACCAAAAACGGGATAAAGTCCTGGAGATCGCTCGTCACAACCTTGGTGTAACCGAACGGTTAATCTACCATTGCGACAGGCTGGGAATATACCATTACCGCTTTAGTAGTTCCATGTTTCCTTTAATCGGTGAGCCGTCACTTGGATTTGATATAGGTACACTTGATGGAGACAGGGAGATTAGTGAAGGACTTGACAAGATTGCATTTGCCCTGAACGAGACCGGGGTCTCTACAAGTTCCCACCCCTCCCAGTATGTGGTACTTCCAAGTTTAAAGGAGAGTGCAGTTGATAACGCCATCCTTGATTTAAACCTTCACGGCTGGTTTCACTCAGCCGTAGGCCTGCCCCTTGACCACTCTAATCCTATAAACATACATGTAGGGTTATCTAAGGGTGGTGCTGAAAGTATTGTGGAGCGATTCCTTAAGGGGTTTAACCGTCTTGATAGTACGGTTAAGACTAGGCTAGTACTAGAGAACGACGACAAAGGTATTTGGAACTGTGAAACCCTGTATAAATATTTCAAGGGCTTTTCACTAACCTTCGACAACCTACACCACAGGTGCAACCCTTCTAGCGGGGACGAGCGCTATTGGGTGGGTATGTTCACAACAACCTGGGACCCGCACTTGACGCCTATATTTCATTGGAGCGAGGGTGAAGGTGATGGCGGTAATAAACGAAAACATAGAGACTACTTCTCACACGTACCCTCCGTTATAAACTATAACAGGGATCTAATATGGGAGTGTGAGATAAAAGCAAAAGATAAAGCAATAAACAAAGTTTTAAATGATGGAAAACGATAAAAAAGAACGACTTATAAAAGTACAACCCACACTACAGTTCAACCGTATAAAAGATGACTACAAGATTGTAGAAGCAGACGCCGAAAAAAATAAGGCTGTGATTGAGTGTGATATCTTAAAGTTTGCTGCAAACGTGCACGGAATTGGAATTGTTCACCAAGCAAATTGTCAACATATAATGGGCGGTGGCGTAGCCCTTGCGCTTAGAAAAGAATGGCCAGAGGTATACAGTGTCGATAGCGAAGAAGCTTCAGGTCCGCTAGGTGAGAGCAGACTAGGTTTGTTCTCTTATGCCTGCGTTGATGATTATCGTCAGATTTTTGTGGTGAACATGTATTCACAATTACATGTAAAGTCAGTCTCACGCCAAACTAATTTTGATAAGTTTGAGCGCACCCTAAGAAATATCAAAGACCACTTTTTAAAACCCAATAACCTAACCTGTGTAATGCCCTATGGTATTGGATGTGGTCTAGCAGGGGGTGATTGGGTGATCGTATCACGGCTGATCGATAACGCACTAGAGGGTTACCCTTGTGTGCTTTGTAAGATGCCGTGAGAGTTTATAATGGATGTGTTCATTCTGGTGATTACGAACGTCGTTACGTGGCATTGCGACTGGTGCATGCTACGGCAGCCCAACGCGCTGAAGCCATCCTTGTTGTACTAGACAAAATACACAATGAATAACAAAATAGAAGAATTCTTCGACAAGCATAGGGACAACAAAAAGAAGCTGAGGCAATATGAAGACTATCTAAATAACATCGGTGCACGAAATGCAAAGGATGTTTTTTGGAGGTTCATTTTTGCTTTTACAAGCATCCACTCTAATTACGAGTCTAATATACGTGCCTATCAAATGCTTCGTAACCCTTGGGCTTGGGAAAAGCCAGAGAACCTGCGTCAAACCCTTATAGATGCTAAGTGCGGTTTACATAATAACCGCACCAGATTTCTATGGCACTTTGCACAGGATTTCTTTTTCGGTAAATTCAAAGACGTTCAAACATCAACGGATTTAGGGCAGAAAAGAAACAAACTAGCAGAAAGGCTCAAGGGTATAGGACTGGCTAAAACCAGTTTTGCACTGGAAATGTCGTACCCCTTACAACGTGAAGTGGTTTGCATGGATGTGCATCATTTACGTCTATATGGGGTAAATGCTGAAAAGGTGTCAGTAAAAGAGTATCAGAGGTGTGAACGTGATTGGTGTTGGAGGAGTTATGAACTTGGCTTCGCCCCGTACACAATGCGTAACGTGTTCTGGGACGAACTTAAAAAGAAGTCGAGCCCACGATTCTGGTCATTTGTGTTTGAACCCCGTTTAGAACAGTTACCTCTAAAAGAGGCAGCAAACCTAGACTTTGAATCAGTACCTGATCAGCTGTCGATTGCAGAACAAAACAAAAACATTTTAAAAAGAAAACATGCATGGGTATAAAGCAAAAACCAAATATTATACACCATAGCCTTGGACTATATTCCACATGGACATGGGTACCGCCGTTAAGACTACTGATCGATGTTGGGGATGGCGTAAGCGAATATATGGGAAACCGTGTATTTAACATTGAGACAATATTTATCTCGCACGATCACCTGGATCATATCTCCGGTCTGGTGAGTTTTTTAGGTCACCGTAGATCAGCAAGGGGTGATAAAGAAAAACCGTTACTTATAATTTGCACAAGTGAAACTATAGCCTCTCGAATAAGGGAGGTAAGAGATTTTACTTTTGGAAACAAGTATGAACCCTCTTATGAGATTATTATAAAAGTGTTAGCGGATGGTGATGAGTTAAGGCTCAGAGACACTGACATTTATTTGAGACCTTTTCATACACATCACACAGCCTTAAGTAGCGGCGTGGTGCTCCTACAAAAAACCAAAAGGTTAAAGAGTGCTTTGAGGAATGATCCAGAATACATGAATGCCTTGCTCTCTGGAGAGAGGCGTCCAGGGGAGGGTGAGTATGACGATGCGGAGATCCCAAGACTGGTATATGCCCTTGATAACAACGGTTTAGACTTCTCGTCTTGGGGTGAAAAATACCCATGGGGTCCTGACTTGCTTATTGATGATCTCACCTTTCCGGAGGGACATGAAAACCACGACAAGAAGCATAATGACTGTAATGGTATTGCGCGAAACATAAGAGACCTTAAGCCTAAAAAGCTGATTCTCTCACACGTTAGCTCACGGCATCGTTTTGATGATTACAACAAACTAAAGAAAAGTGTTGTAGAAAACATTCAAAGTAAGCTTGTTGTGGGACACGTGCAGCCACATATCAGTCTACACCTTCCGTCCATTAGCGACAAAACATTTACAATACAAACGTTTATAAATCTTTAAAAGATGGACCAAACACAAAGATTTGCAGCAGACGGACTGCTACAGGATTATGCATTCTACCCAAAACGGATTAATGATCTAGTTGTTAATGAGAACCTAATAAAGCCTTGGCTTTTGGAGAATAATAATCCTTTAACTGCATTTACACTACCTGGGTGTTCCCCACTTTGGGAAATAAATCTACGTCAAGATTGTGAGCTAAAACATATTCCTATGACATTTGAACTCTGCTGTGGCTTTGCTCCACACTGGGAAATTCTATGGGAGGCTGTTGAACGATGCACTACACAAAATCTTGAGAGCATTGTTACAGGGGCTAGACACCTAGGGATACCAGTAAAGTCTACAGACTTTGAAATGGAATTAATCCTTGAGGATGAGCCCTTAAAGGCAATCGACCAACTAAAGAAAACTGATGAAAGCTTCAACCTGGTATACCTGGATTACTGTTCCAGTTGGAATAGGGAATTTATTGAAACTATCGACGTGCTTTGCGAGGGAGACAAACTGCAGGAGAAGTCCTTATTAGGTGTAACTGTAAACCTACGTTGTAGGGGCAGTGAAACTCCAGAAGACATTGGGATGCGACTCTACGCTATAGACGAGTTGGACGGAGTTGAGATTGAGACAGATAGTCATATAACTGGTGTTACCGATCATATGAAAACATGGTTTTTGGGTGGTGCACAATGGACGCAAGCAATGTTTGAGGCTAAGGGTGTAACCGCAGACCTTAAACTTGTGAGGTCTTACCGCAACACAACAACAGATCCGAATAAATTAGCGAACAGAAATTCAATCATGGGTACGCTGTGGTTTGAACTAAAAAAGTGATGACAACATTAAAAATACACGAAATATTACAAAAACATAAAGAAACGTTTGGACTTGAAGATCTGACACCAGATCATATGACATCTGTTGCGGTGATGGTTGCGGGCTTCCTTGAAGGCTACGCCCCCAAGTTTGCAAAAGGACAAAAAGAACATGGCGGTAACATTTGGAAAAAGAATTGCGTGGATGAGATGATCTACGAGGTCCTTGATCAATGGAGCTATGCCTCAGTAGTAAAAGCACAGTGGGAAGAAATGAAGAACACTTTAGAGAAATATGAAAAACATTTGCTTCTAAACCAAAAAAGTATTCCAGCTGCCGTTCAAAGTGTTTTAAAAATTCTAAGGGGGGAGCAATGATCAAAGAATACCCAAACCTAAAAATGATTCTTTTGGACATGGATGAGGTGTTAGTAGACTTTTCTACAGCCGCGTTCAAGGCGCTTAACCAACATTTCAAAAATAAGGGATTAGAAGAAAAATCATTTGACGTCTGGCAGGCTTATGGAAAATGGGATCAGCCACCTTTTTGGGGTATGAACTCCAGTGAATGGTGGGGTATTTTAAACGCTGAAAAAGACCTTTGGGATAACTTGCAACCACTACCTTGGGCAATAGATCTTATAAATCTTTGCAGGGAATGGACGGAACGCGTTGTTGTTTGTACAACAGCTCCCTATAATAATGGGCATGTCACTGCTACAAAGGTTGAAATGGTAAAACGCTATTTTAACATAAACTCCACAGACATCATTATCATTACTGACAAGTATATGTTGAGTAAGCCTGGTGTAGTACTGATTGATGACAAGCCCGCTAATTGCTACCTTTTCGAAAATCCACCAGCATCAGACGGTATACATGGACGTAGCATTGAAGTGCCAGCACTATGGAATACTCCAGGCCTAGACTGGGGAATGGTGTCCAACCATTTAATAAATAATCTATCAACCATAACCACGCTGTTTTATGAGTAAAGAAACTGAAGAATTAGAGACAGCAAAAGAGAATGTCATGGTAAACCACCCGCCTCACTACACCCAGCACCCTTCAGGCGTGGAGTGTATTCAGGTTACAGAGCATATGGGATTTAACCTGGGAAATGCTGTAAAATACCTGTGGAGGGCTGACCTAAAGGGGAAGGCTGATGAGGACATGGAAAAAGCAATCTGGTATATCAGCCGGGAAATACAACGAAGAGAACGCCTGGCTCAAACTGGTAGGGAAGTGGTTTAATCGCGGTGAGTGAACAAGACCATTACCAAGCCATGTGCCTGGCTTTGATTGATATCGGTGTAAACCTTGAAAAAGCTGAGTTCCATACGGGCAAGTTTTTAGGTATGCTGGAACAAATTTTGGGAAAGTTTAAGGATTGTGATGAGGCCTTTTATTTTGAAGACCAAACAGAAACCACAAAAAACTTTTTCTTACAACATATTGCGAATACGCCATTCATAAAAGCCCCTGCGTTCCGGAAACATGTATTAAGCTCCTTGGAGAAAGCTGGTGCTACTCTTTTTGATAACATTGAAAAGATGCGAGCCAGTGATGTGGAGGGTTTACGTGTTTTCCTGAAAGATGGGAAAATAGAACTAACTGTGGCAGCAACAAAACGTAAGCCTGTGGTGAAACGCTGGAGGCTTGGCGGTATGTGGGCAGGATTGCTCCAGCTGAAGCCAAGGGATATTCTTGCTGATAGACCTACTATCTGTAACTTTCCTGTAGGTCCAACCTTTTCCGGAAACTTTTGGTTACAGGAATCACCAAAGAAATGGCGATGGGCTGGTTGTGACATTGCAGCAGCAAAAGACATAGACTGGCCAATCACGCACTCCTCTGGACCATCAGTAAAAAGACTGCAACAGAGTAAGCTTTCAAGGGAGTTACAGGAACCCGCAACAAAAGTAGCCAGAGCCTTACCTTGGGGTTTACTCCTTGGGGATAAGACCCTGCCCCACCATGGGCAGTTCAACACAACGGGCGCATGGGAAAAAGAAGTACAGAAACAAATTAATAACGCCCAAAAAAACCCTGGAGTAGTACTAGCTGTGCTAGACTTTGAGGTCGGGAAAAATCATATCAAAGAGATTTAAAAGTATAGCAAACATTCACTCATGCAAAATCAACAAACAACGGAACTATTATGCAAAATCAACAAACAGTATCAAATTTAATTCACTTTTCGGCTAAAAATTGGGACGGGTTCCGTGTAATCCATAATCCTGACACTATCGACATTATTCTACTACCCCAGCAATTACTCTTTTCACATGAAAAAACATTGATTGGAGACTTCGGGAGCAACCTAACCATTGTTCCAGAGCTGTTAGCCACTGACAGGAACCTGGAGCTTCCCTTGGAAACACAAATGTGGATGCAAGGGAAGAAGGGAGACGCCCTTGTACATCACACCTTAGAGGACTGGAAGCTGGACATGAGGCAGATCCTTATGGCTACGCCTTTTGTACTACTGGATAGTGAGCATATCCAATACCCTGAACAACGGCTTCTTGTATCACTAAAGGCCTTGCATAAGATTACTTACCGTGATAACGAAGTGGGAGAAAAACTACGACTTTATTTCCGGTTCAATGATGGTATGCGGCTTTTTACAGAGTCGGTAGACTATGATGACCTAAAGGGTGATGTTAATCGTATCTCGTTCGCTCGTGGGGAACAATGGGACTTTAGTACTCTAGATGCACAAGCATCACAAGTATTGGAAACAACCATGAATGAAGCAGTAGAGACTGTAGAGGTGTGATATGGCGCACGCTGAAGAAATACAAATATTCAAGATTGCGCAAACAGGTGTAAACTGGGACCAACTAATCGCGTGGTTAAAGGTCACTGGTGTTCCTGAGGAGAAGATTGAAGCTGTGGTAAACACCTTAGGCTTCAAGTCTGTACCAATAGAGGGAGACCCTGAGGGTGAGTTGTGTTTAAAAACGTCAATGGGGCCAGCAACAGATGCATCAGCCTTAGTTGCAGCAGCAGGAAAGCGTTGTTATAAAAGCTTTCTTCCCGACTTGAACCCAAATGTCAGTAAAGTCAGGGAAGATCATTTGGAGTATATTAACAATATTCTAAAGAGTGGGCACGGAAGTGTGCTAGAACACGCTACATGGACCTTTGCTATCGAAAACATATCAAGGGTATTCACCGGCGAAATGAATCGCCACCGCGCCGGCGTCGCTATCTCTGAAGGTAGTATGCGCTATATCCGCTACGATGATATCTCATATTGGGAGCCTGATCTCATACAGTTGACGGAAGAGGAGGAACGTTTGTGGGGTCGTATGCTGAATCATATTGAAGGGCTCGCTACAGCGCAACATGAGGCAGCTGGCTACTATGAGTTTGTCTATCGGGCCTCGGAACCGTTCTTACAAACACTAGGACAAACACAAGTGGAAATAGGTTATTCCGCTTATCAGAAGATGCAGACCAAAGAAGTATTTGGTAGTGCGTTTGAGCAGATGGAGAAGGTTAATATTAATCTAAGCAACATCTGGAAGATTGGTGAGTTGAAAGACTTCGGAATGAAGAAGAAACTGACGTCTCTCTTCCGTCGTATTATTGGTATGGGGATTGCAACAGGGGGGGTTTGGACAATGAACGCGAGAGCACTCCACCACATCCTACACATGCGTGGATCAGCCCACGCAGAGGAAGAAATCTATCACGTATTTAACCGCATTGCGGAAATTATGGTTCGCGACGAACCAGCACTATTTGGTGCCTTTTCAAAAGACGAGAAAGGCAACTGGACAACACCTTACGGTAAAATTTAACAAAACAAAACAAAATTATGATCGATCTAAATAAAATCAAAAACGTACTTACCGGAACATACCAAAAAGCTATCCACCCACGAGAACACTCAAAGGAAAGAATTCAACAGTTCTTTTCCCTTCTTGCTAAGTGTGGAGTGACTCCTATTGGAGGCTTAAATGTTGAAGCAATTACAAACTTCGTCTGTTCTGCTCCTGGTAAAAAGTTTATCAGAATTAACGAGGATGGTGTACTCAACGTCACAACCGTAGAGTTTTACGGGCACTCGCACTCAGCCTTACTAGACAGCGAAATCTCTGCACTGGAGGCCTTGGTTAAAACTGAGGTTAAGACTGAGGTTCTTGTTGAGGGGATTTACAAAATATACCTTGGTTTACTATCACTACCTGCATTAGTAAGTCTGTTGGAAGACATTAACATCCTTTCTGCAGAAAGTCTGCTTAAAGACCGTGTTATTGATGCTGGCTATCGTGAGGATGGAGTCTATCATCTAGTACTTGAGGAAAAAGGAAAGCTTGATGAGAATGGCGATATTGAGACCACACCATTGTGTAAGTTGATCAAGAATGCTAGAGTGATGCGCCGGAATCAGGGTGATACCGTTTTGTATGACGGCGACGGGAATGCGTTCATATCCAGCAATGTTGATATTTTCTATGGGGACAATGCTACGCATTTAATGGACCGTATTTATGTGAAGCCTGTAAAACAAGTGCTATTGGAAACCACTATTGAAGTGTGTGAAGACGATGAGTACGAAACTTATGAAGGGATTTTCTATCCAGAGGAGGGTGTTGTAAAATATGGTTGCGCAAACCTTGGGTTAGACCTATTGGACTTCATAGCCCCTCTAGGAGGCAAAGGGTATGAAGGCAACCGTTCGATTGGTGGTGTATCTCTTGCAGGGTCAGGTGTAGTAATCTTTTGTGATAAGGCCGGTGAGATTCTTAATGAACTTATCGAAAAAGGCTGCATTGACGAAAGCACGAATGTTTTAATCTAAACCTAAAACTACCGGCAGCCACTTCCGCTGGTTTTATTTTAACAATTATGACAGAAGTAGAAAAAAGATTAAAAAACAGCATCCCCGAGAACCATGTAGTAAAATGTATATACGAGGAAAAATAGCTACAGCAGAGGACCATGTGTTCGATCCACCGATCGATTACAGATATAATACAGAGGATTCTACTTTATGGCTTACTGTGTCTATGGGTAATTATATGATATTTACATATAACATCAACCCATATGTAACGGCTGGGCTAGTGGCGGTTAAAGACAAATTACGTCTTAGTCTTGAATTTGATTTAGCACATGCATTCGGGCACACTAGTATGGACCCTAATTACACCCTACTGCATTGGGCGCTTTGGGGTGTCTTTCAAAACAGGTGGAGAGGTTATATTAAATTATCCCCGCCCTAAAGGGCGGGGTTTCAACCCAATAATTCTGATGAAGAGGTTTGAAACAATAATTATATGTTAACCAAAATAATTTAAGGTTAACAAACAACAAAGGAAACAATGCTATACAGAATTTTACAAAACGAGGCGAAGTGTAGGAAGTGCGATGACATAATATGGTCGGCGCATCGGCATGACTTTAAGACATGTAAGTGTGGTGCAATATCGGTAGACGGTGGATTGGATTATATCCGTCGTGTTTATGAAAACCCAGAAGACATCCAAGATCGATCCTTAAGATTGGATAAATTGATCTTAGGTAGCATTCTTGATTCTTTAGAAGAGAAAAAGAAAGAACTGGATCAATATCTCGCGGCAACACAAATACCAGAGATAAAGACTACAAGACACACGCTACTATTGTTCAATATTCTTATGACCATGCAGAGATATGGTCTATTGCAGAATGTTCCAGCTTTTGATGGAGAAGGGTGCGCCACTTTGCCAGAGGGTTTTACTGTGAAGCTAATGAGGGCCTTCTCAAATACCAAAGACTCTGGAAGAAACCTTTTTGGTTGTTTCCTGGGTGTGGTGAGGTGTCTGCGGGACTTAGATTTGTTAGAACTATCTGAGTTTCAATAGCTTACAAATATTACAGAATTGGATTGTAGTCCCAGAGGGAATGGCTTAGTATGGATAAATGGCAAAATTATCATTTTATGTACCAATCTGGGACGTTGTTATTGCACTTCACTTCCTAGAGAAAGAAAGCGATAGCGATTATAGTAGAATGTCCTGGGTTGAGCCTGATGGTGAGCAGCTAAATAAATTTCATTTACATATAGCACCACAAGCCACCATGTCGGACATTGTACACGAGGCCTATCATTTAATGGAGTATACGCAGGATAGGATAGGTGCAGACAGCTCCGACTCTGAAGTGAACGCGTACTTACTCACCTTTATATTCGAGGGCATTGAAAACGTATGTAAACTGAACCAAAAAAAATTATACTAAAAGCCATAAGACCAAAACTGGTCCGTTGGATGGGATTTGATCACATCCATAATGGCGAGAGCGCCTCGTCTCTGCGGGCAAAGTTTGCCGCTCCCGCTACCCCGCAAAATTGCGGGATAAATTGCGGTAAGAACAAGCAAGTAGAATTAAAAGCCAGAGAATGCAGACAATACGAAAGACGTTTAATAGGACCACTTAGAATTGTGTAGTGCGGTAATGCGGTAATGAAACGTAAATCCAAAGAACCAAAGATTCTATGTCGCAACGATGGCGCTAAGTATATCCGAAATAATTGCACGAGACTTGGTATGGAATGAACTAATAAAATTAACCGTTAAAATAAGTGACAGCTTAAACAATGACATCCAATTATTATAGAGTATTTACAAATCCTATCACAGGAAAACACACAGTCGGAAAACCAGATGGACCAACTGTTGCTACCTTTGACAGCTTTGATATTAAAAAGGCAGAGGCTGATGCCGAGCGAAGAACACACAAGTTGCAAAAACTATCCCCAGTGCATGGGAATGGTGAAATCTTAGCTCTAGTGATTCTATCAACACACTAGATGCCCGTATAAACTTGGGTTAATTTTACCTAAAGCTTTAAGTATCAAAGGGATAAGAAATAATTAAACCAATGTTAACCTAACGCGTATCGTGGTTAACACTTATGTAAACTGTTGAATAACAAAAGGTTAAAATGCAAAATTTAAATGTAAAAAATGGTGGTGGTGGTTGTGAGGTAGACACACACTGCTGCCTGATGGGGATAAAACTACATGACAACACGCCCCCACTGAAAGCCCTGAAAAAGGTTTGCCATGTTCTACGTGGAACAGGGTTCCGACGGACACGAAAACTATATGACGAGTTACTACCAACACTGGAATTAAATTATCCCTACTCTTACTTTAAAGCCCTTGTGAGAAAACTTGTGATGGACCGGGGATATATAACAGGATGGGGACCATGGATAGCGTTAACCAGAAGGGGAAAGGCGTGGGCTGAGGGGAGGGTGTTCCATGAGTAAGACCTTTGTAACAGCAGACACACACTTCGGTCATAAGAATATCCTGAAGTATGATAATGCTCCATTCAAATCTATAGAGGAAAGGGATAACACAATCATAATGAACTGGAACAGCATTGTTGCAGCGGGTGATACAGTATGGCACCTAGGTGACTTCGCCCTCTCCGGTAACGGGTATGCCCAGCGTGTGATGGATGCCTTAAACGGTACGATTCATCTGGTGGTTGGTAACCATGAAAGGACAGTACTAAACACGCCCCCACTAAGGGCACGGTTTCAGTCCATTTCCAGTTATAAGGAAGTATGGTTGAATAAGCAGATGTTCGTACTATGCCACTACCCCATACACGAGTGGAACAGGGGTCACAGGGGCTCTATGCACCTACACGGACACACACACCGCAGGGATACCTATGCTAGTGGATTACGACGCCTGAATGTTGGTATTATGAATCATGGTTTTAAGCCCTTAAATATGGAGGGCGTTAAATCGAAACTGGAGAGATTCCCATTCATAGAGCATCATTAGGCACAGGGAGATTATATTCCGGGCTTTATCTGGAGCACTGCAGGGTTTGCGAGCATGCAAAGGCTGAGCGGGAATCGACAGAGATAGGCTTCTGCCTGGTTTTTGTGCTGGTGCTACTTGCCGTGAACTCAAACTAGGAACTCGTTAACTTACTAACTTACTAACTTACTACTAACTTAAATTATGCATACACCATATAACAAAAGACAAACAGGGCGCGCCACACGCATGATGCACCACGCCTGGGAACTAACCAGGCAACACCAGGCCATTGCACTTATGGTCGGTAGTCGGCTGGAGCTGGAACGTATTCGACGCAATATAATTGATCACTATGGTGAGGGGTGCGCGCGCAGGATTATGTTCCTGGCGGCGAGCCCCCAGCGCTGGGAGCAGATCAATCTGGAGACAATGCAATTTGTTTTAAAAGGCTGGACGGCTATTCCCGTTGTGATTGATCACAACGCACTGGAGCAACGCTTCGCCGCACTCTACCGCGCGATGTGCATGTACGATGCACCGCTAGCCCCCACACCGCAATGACCGTAGATCCTAGAGAGCTGGTCGCGGCCTTCATCGACGGGCAAAAGACCGGTCTGCAGTGGACAGAACCCCACCTCCCCGGTGGCCCCTACCAGGACCATACTAACCCGGATAGTCTGGAACAACACGCGCTCTGGCAGGCTGGCTTTAAGTCTGGTTCGGAGCTGCAGCAGCGCACCAGAACACCACTCATGTATGAGAGCGTCGAGGCATTCGAGGAGATAGTGGGCTACCGCGTAAACGAAGTATTCCGGGACGGTTGGCGTATGGCACGCACACCAGCCCCTAACCGAGAACAAACCAAGCAGCCGTGCTAACTCAACCACAATCTACGATGAATAAAACACAATTCCTACTATCGAAACTGGCCGAGGAGTGTGCCGAGGTGGCTAAAGTCGCACTCAAGGCACAACAAATGGGCCTACAAAACCAGCCCGAGGGGCGTGCCACAACCAACCTGGAAGAGCTCTGTCTAGAAATCAACGACATCATGGCGCACGTGGTGATGCTCAACATGCACAGTGGGCTCGGTTTCCTCGGGAACGCCACCAAACAGCGTGAAAAAATGGAGCGAGTAGAGCGCATCTACAAGCAACATCATGACCCAGTCACGCAGCCTCCCCTCAACGATTGCAGCCTACTGGGAAAGTTTGTTAGTGCACGGGCGGTCACCGATACACCTGGCCGCGTACGGCAGGGATGGGTCATAACGCTCGACCCTCTTATCATAGTGGAGCAGAGCGGAGCGCTTTACAAGTGCCTTGACACACCCGGTGTGATACAGAACCCGCCGAATATGTCGGCCGATGCACGCCGAACTATCAACAGACGCGACTAACATTAATCTATCACTAACCCATAATAACCATGGCCATAGCCTATACAATCAAGCCGGGGTACAACCCCAACCACAGCCTCGAAAAGGTCGGCGAGAGATTACACGCTACCGTGGAGGAAATACGGCAGCAACCCAGTATGATAGCGCAAGAGGTCCTGCGCTGCAGCGAGCTCTTTAAGCTCGCAGACCTGGATGCCTACTGCGCTTGCTATCTCCCCAGCATAGATAACTGCACCATCAAGTGCGTCGGAACCGGGGAGACAGCCTGCGTACTTCAGTTTGCCAGCGGCGGCGGGCTTGCGAGGACCATCAAGGAACACTGTCGCAGGGCGTTTGTGCGTATCGTCATAAACGAGATGCACCGTCATGAGATGGAAGTAAGCCTGGAAGTAACGTGAGTGCCATACAGGGAAGACTTCTCGTGCGAGAGGGCCATGTTCAGGGACTGTTCATACCAACAAAAGATCACACGTTAAAACCCGGTCTGTACAGCGTGACCGCCATACCTGCTCTTGACCTGGAACCACAACTGCGGTTCATTGGTGAGCCTGCAATGCCGACGCCCCAACTAGGCGCCCGCGCGCCCTCGGAGTTGGCGCATGAAGTTCAAGCACTAACAACCGCCGAGGAGTACCGGCAACTGCTTGCCTCTGAAGAGCCCACTTGACCTATGGAGAAAAGTCCATTCGCAGAGGAGCGTGACCGCTCCCTGAAGTTTATAGGCTCGATAGGTGAGGAAGTGCCCCGGCTACAGGGCCTAGCAGAATTCTACCGAATAGACCGGGATGCCTGGAGGGACCTCTACCGGAGGCAACGCGGTGGTGAGGCATACCGCGAACTTCAGGAGGAGGTGGTCGCACTCCGAAACAAAACGCGAGCCCGGCCCGGCAACTGTGACAACCGAGCACACGGTAACGCGGGTGCTGAGCTACCCTTGACAACCCCCAACCAACCAATGACCGACCAAATAATCAACATTCACGACCACGGCTTCGTCCGTTTGATCGACACCATGGGCACCGACGTGCGCATAGTAGAGGCCGCACGTCTCTCCTACCGTAGTCCCAGCAAGGGTGAGGAGGCAGATAAAAAGCTGCTTCGCTATCTGTTTAAAAATAAGCACACATCTCCTTTCGAAATGTGTAAGATTACGTTCAACATCAAAATGCCAATCTTTGTGATGCGTCAGTTCGTGAGGCACCGGATGCAAAACCTTAATGAGGTGAGCGCCCGGTATACCGAACTCCCTAGCGAGTTTTACCTTCCGGAGCAGTGGCGCGTGCAGGATACGAAGAATAAGCAGAGCAGCATGACGGCATCCGATGTAGAGGAAGATTGGCATATCCGGCAATCAAAGCACGCAGAACGTATTTACGATCTGGCTTACCAAACCTACCAAACAATGCTCAAAGAAGGAGTGGCTCGGGAGATGGCTCGTATTGTACTGCCGGTTGGTATCTACACCGAGATTTACTCCGCCTGGGACCTGAGTAACCTTCTCAAGTTTTTTGCCTTGCGGGACGACTCGCATGCGCAGGCAGAAATCCAGGATTATGCTAGAGCGATGAAATCGTTTACCGCAGAGCGGTTTCCCTGGGTCATGGAGGTGTACGAGGAGAGCAGAAATGCCGGATAACCCAATGAGCGAGCAAGCTGAGGCGGTCGACCGCAACATACGCTCGTTACTTGATGCGTGGACGCGCCGTGAAAACCTTCTAGAACACATAACCAAACCTATGGACAAAGATACTACAGAACAACCACAGATCGATAACGTAAATCACCCCCCACACTATAATGACCATCCCTCCGGAGTGGAGTGCATCACCATTGTGCGACATATGCCCTTCAATGTGGGTAACGTGATCAAGTACCTCTGGCGTGCCGGTAAGAAAGATCACGCACGAGAGTTGGAGGACCTGCAAAAGGCTCGGTTTTATCTTGAGGATGAGATCGAGCGTGTAGAGCAGCGTCTGGGGGAGAGCTCGAAATGAGTGAACCACTCGTACCAGACTACCCTGAGGGTGAGGCACCACGTACACTACAGGACTTCTTCACGATCGCCTGGAGATGGGCCAACCTGCCCGAGTTCCGGCGGTGTGTGCGGTATAATACGACTAGTGGTATTAAACAGTGCTGCTACCGCAGTGAGGATGGTCGCAATGCCTGCCTGATCGGTGCCGCGATACCTGACTCACGATACTCGGATAACCTAGAGAATACTTTTGCGCTGAGAACAGAAGTGATGATGGCGCTCGGCATTGCGTTCGATGCAGAGTCCGACCAAGGGCTGCGTTTTCTGGGAGACCTGCAGCGCTGTCACGATAGTGCAATTGACGCGCGCACGGTGCGCGCGAACCTACGTAAATTTGCCGGTGAGCATGGCTTAGGTTTCCCACGCGCTGCCTAAATCAAAGAGCAGCCAATAAACTATGCACGCATCAAAAAATAACACCGGTACTCTTGCTGGGACGCGCAGTTAGTCCCGAACAAACTGAAAAATTATGAAAAACGAAATCAACACTCACACCAATCCAAATGGCGAAAAGTACTTCTCAAAGGTAGGCGAAAACGGAGAAATTATCTACTCTTTCTCTGAGAACTTCGAGGACACTTGGAGTCAAGAGGACGAAGACATTTACGGAGCGTCAATGATGACGGGGCTGCGGCAATCGCCGAAATCAAAAAGGCATAATACGAACCAACCAACAAAAACAATACCATGAATAAAAACACAGAAATCAGCAACGGAGCCGCCGCCCTTGGACGTAAGTGCGGCTCGGCGTCGTCTTCTGCGTTTTGTTCTCCCTCTTCCGAATCACCGATATGACACCGAAAATTACCAACGCAATCAACGCTCTTGTGGACGCACTCCGCGAGGAATCACCCGAGCAAATGACGATGGCTAGTCCGCCATGTTCTCGGTGTGAGGGTAAGGGTTGGTCGTGGGAATACGCGCATCCATTTTATGGGTGTGAAATGAAGTGGCGGCGATGCCACTGCCCGAAAAGGGAAACTGAAACTAAACCGAAAGGAAAACCAAATGAGTGAAGATAAGATGGGCGACTTTTTTTGTATCGCGGCGACAACTAGCGGACGTGTGAGAATAGGATTTGAGGGCGGAGCTAAACTCGCAAGAGAGATTGCCCGACGATGGAATTATTTTGAGGAGAACGGTTCGGATCACCCACGCGGAGGATAATCATGAGCAATCCAAAATCAACTCCGCCCGCGTTGGGTGTGGCCGATGGTTATGCTCTGATCTTGCCGAAGCTGCAAACCGTGGCACGAGAGCACGG